TCGATCTCCTGAATGTCCTTCACAGAGTTATCTTCGATAATCTTTGTGATGGGCATACGGTAAGCAAGAAGCTCCTGCTCAGTCTTCTCAAACTTCTCAGAACCGATCGTGAAGAGCGGAATCTCATAACGAGGAGCAGAGATGAATCGAGCAGTGGGCTGACCACGGAAGGTCATGCTCATCGCGCGAGAGTTAGGCTCAACTTCATCGACGTAAACAAGAGTGTCGTGGTTGACACTTACTTGTAGATCCGACTTGGTCACCATCATTGGTGGAAGGATCTTACGAGCGAAAGAGTTTTCACGGAGCTTATCGCGGACATAAGCCTGAGCGACAGCGGCTAGCTTCTCTTTACCATCCGGGGAATCCAAATGGGCAGAGAAGATGGAATTAATGGTGCTTGCACTTGCATCAGCCATTTTTATATCTCCTTAGGAGGCCCTATAAAGGGTTACGCCTGGTGGTAGGGTGAGAGTCTCTGGAAACGAAGCAGACCAGAAGGGGTCGCTGAAGGGAGCATGGTGACGACACCGACAATTACGTCTGCGTCATTCTCCTGGGGCCCAAGGATAAACCGCGTGTCGTCGCCGGTCTCACCGCCATCAGTATCACCGTTGGTGATAGTAAGAAGCTGGCCTACACTGTAGGTACCGTCTTCGTACATGTCGGTCTCAGCTTCATATCCAAAAGACATGATGCAGGTGACTTTGCCGAGTGCTTGAGCGCCGTAATCACCCTTCTGGGAAAACACCTGGTAAAAGGGGCCTTCGCCTTCAGCGATGTTGTCGCCGGTGATCATTGCGGTAGCTGCACGGACCTGACCATTCGCGGTCATGCCAACCCACTCACCTTGTTTAAGGTGCGTGGCACTTGTGGGGTCAAGTAGATCAGAATCATCTACAGCGAAGTCTCGACGATGGACGTCAGAGACCGGAGTAATAAGGTTAAGAGCCATTTCTGGATCCTCCGTCGTGACTAGGAAATCTCGTTAGTGAGAAGAAAGGAAGTTAGTACGTCTCCATCATCGCCGGTAGCGCCTTCAGAAGCCGTTTTTTGTAAGGAGGACCCGAGTGGTACTCCAGCTGCCGTTCTGTTTACAAACTCTTCTACCATATTCAAGTCTTTTTCACCCTCTGTAAGACTAACGGCGTAGTCTTGGGCCTCATCTGGATCCATAATTCCGCGCTCTACGGCACTGTTTGCAATCTTTTCTGCGTGATCTCTACGAGCATGAGCATTGAGCTCCTCCCGTAGGCGAACATTTTCTTCTTGGAGGCTGCGCATGGCGCCAGCCGCCTTAATCAAGGTGGCGTTTATTTCGGCAGAGCCGATCTTTAGCATACTCATGCCCCTGTCTCCTTGTAGGATTCTGCAAGCTTAGTAGCAAGCGCCTCCCGAATCAACTCTGCATGCGCAGCTTTGGTGTGAATGTTTTTATCTCCTGCTTTAGAAGCAGTGCTGAACATCTCTTTAGCTTTGGGATCTGCAAAGGGCTTAGCGTCCAAAACGGCGCTTAGTGCAGGAGACACTAGCTTAGCCTTAGCAGTTGCATCATAGTTCATAGCAGCCTCGTTAGAGGACAAGTCTGCTGTGTACTTAGACCCGCCACCTTGTAAAGATGGCTGCGCGCCCGAGGTTCGGGCATCGTTAGTCTCTGGATCCCCTTCACCGCTCATGGGTGCCTGTGAGACACCAGGTGAAGACTTAACTTGGCGGTGCTTATGACTGCCCTTAAGATCACTAAGGTTTGTTCCGCTAGGTCCGGAAGACGCCTCAGTATGGGCAGCCTCTTTAATAAAGTTCTCTACACCTTTACGGCCTACGAACTCTAGAGCACTGGCAATCTTCTCAATCTCATCATCGACGATAGTAGGAGAAGGTGCAGATGCTTCTTTCTTCATTTCGACATCAGCAGGGAGAGTTTCCTCTACCTCTTCTGCCCCGGAAATCGCAGAAGCGATTAAATCATTGAGAGTTGGAGTTGCCATGGATTCCTCGTATTACTTTTAAGAGCCTAGACATTCAGAACAGATAGAAGAGCCTTCTACATTCATAGGGTGCTCTTTACATACGCGACAAATACCGGCTGCCATAGCTTCCTTCATGAGACCAAACTCATGAACCATAGAGTGGGCCATAATCTGGCCACCAAGCATATCGAACGCGGTCTTTTCGAGATCTTCCGAAGTATCTTCTACTTCCGCAGGGGCCTCAGCTTCCAGATCACTGGCAAGCTTCATAAGCTCCTTAGTAGACATGGACATAAAGGGATTCTCTTCAGAGTCCTTAAGTCCGCTGCTGAAGGCGGCTTCCGCAGTCTTTTCGTGACTGCCGGAAGAAGTTTCTTGGTCGTATAGAGACTCGAGTAGAGAATTCATGTCCATTTTGATGTCCTCACAATACCGGCCCAAATAGGGCTTTAGCTGTTTCGGGGATTTTAAGATGCCAGTTGGTAGGGGCTGAAACTACTTCACCTGTGTGTGCGCTGTAAAGATACGACGAAACCACGGGGGAGGGAAACCTAGCAGAATGTAATGATGCAGTTTTGCTCATGGAATCTACCAGGAGATCTCCGAAGAAATATTTGTTGTAGTACTCCGGGTCCGACTCAGCTGCAACACAAACTTCCCGGGGAATATCTCTAAGCCCAATTCTATAGGAATTATATGCATGTGCAACCTTATCTAAAAGGGCATCCCCAGAAATCTCAGAAAGTTCTTTCTTGGGGGGAGACTTTATTACCATTACCCGTATCATTCTCTGCGGCAAGTGTGGGTAAAAACTAGACCTTTTACTTATAAAGGATGAGAGCAGTCTCGCCAACCCAGGACTGTAATCTCTAGAGGAGATACTTGCGCATTGGCTATCCGGTGCACGGATAATACGAAATACTTTTTTATCTTTATGTAGCCGATCGGCTTCCTCGCCGTGCCCAGAGCTGTGCAAAGCACTGTACTGAAACTCTCGCGGCTTCATAACTATACCGAGCATGGAAAGAGTAGACAGTAGTTTAGAAAAATCTGTCTTTAGAATTTCTTTCGGTAGTTCGGGCTCTTGTTCTTGAGATCGGAGCATCGAAGTGTTTACCGCGTTTGGTAAAACTATTTTCTTAACTTCTGCTTTCTTCTGAGCAGCCACTTTTGGGGTGATCGTAAACCTATCGTCCCTGGCTACTTTCATAAGAACGCCAGACTCTTTCGCCGCAGGTACAAACACATCGGATAGATCAAAAAATCTAGGGAAGAAGTTTACTGCTCCGACTACTCGACCGTCCGGCCTTACGCTCCCCATAGAGAATCTAAGGTGCTCGCAGTAATCTCTCGGGGTCTTAGATATGTGCCCGCAAATAGTACAGACGTCGAAGGGGACTTTGCAGCCCATAGAGATTTGACGGGGCTTACCCTCATCTAGGTGTTGGATGATTTCTTCGGCACCCACCCGCTTTGCTTTCTCTCGATCATGCCTAGCTACGCACTCAACCCTCTTCATAGTAGGGTTGTAGACTACAAATACGATATCTCCGTAAGAGACTTCAGGGTTCTTATTAGCGTGGTGTTGGTACCTGTGTGCATCTAAGAAAGTCTGATGGCCAAAGTTTTGGTAGTTACCAGGCGGTACAGACTTACCGAAGGGGCGCAACCAGCGATCTTCCAAAGCAGCCGCTACTTTGGCTGGGTCATCTTGCCTACGATCATAGGACAGAGAAATCTCAGGAAATATGTCACCATTAACGTTCATTCCCCAGTACTCATACGCCCCCATAGGGGTCATAAGCACATACTGGTATTTAGGATCAGACTTTAGACCAGCGATAAACTTCTTAAGCGCAGGATGGAGTTCTCCGGCAACCTTCTCATGACCGCCGCCTGAGCGGGGCATAATATCGATAGCTTCGGCAAAGCACCTGCCCAACGAATCGTGGGTCTCAAATCGAATTATTTTTTCCACTACTGTATACCTACCGAAGCCATGTCCTTAAGGACCTGCGTGCCAGCTCCGCCGCCGCGTGCCCAAGGGAACTCCGTCTCCTGTCGAGCCTTCTCTGTGGAGAGAAGCGATTGAATACGTCGTTCATCTAGTACTGGGGAGTCCATCATGGACCTTACGGTAGCTGCTGCAATAACTGGCTCACTAGCCAAATACGGACTAGCTCTGTGCATGACATCGAACATCTGCCTAGCGCCCGGCTCTCTCTTAAGAGACGGATCAGCCTTAAGCATACTGTTGTAGTACTTAGACTTATTACGCATACTGGCCTTAGATATGGATTTGTTAATGCCATATGCTGCAAGCTGACTTCCGCCACCTATGGCTAGACCTGCCGTACCGTAAAGGGCCAAACGGGTAAGGAACTCTTTATTAGGTATACGCACTTTAGGTGCGGCTGTTTTCTCCATAAGGACTGAGGATATCCTCTGGACTGCCCGTACCTCGTCTTCAGTAAACATTAAATCTCCACGAACGCTGGCCATCTTGCCTTGCATGTTTGTAGGGTTCTTAGCATAACCTGCGGAATCTACTCTAGAGGATAGCCCTTGATGCCTAATACTAGATTGATCTGCTCGGGCTTTATTCCTCTTAGCCTTAGTTTCTTTATCCGTCATATGCCACTTAAGTATCGGAGCAGGGTTTATAGACTCTGGCGCTAAAGTTAGGTAGCCAAGCCCTAGGCCCAACGCTCCGCCGGGAGTAGCGCCGTATCGAGCTATACCCTTACCGGCTTTTAATGCGGTACTTCCTACGCCTCGCGCAACTGCACCTAAAGCACCTACAGAAGATACCTTCTCTGCGTTGGCCTGCTTTTTGAGCAGATTCGCATTAGCTCTAGCCGCGGCCTGTAGATGCTCTCTTCGCATTAGTTACTTCTGGCTGATGATTTAAAGTCCGCCTCTGCTCTCTTGCGAGCATCAGACAGCCTATCCATAGCTTTTACAGATCGAGTATATGCCGTAGCTAGCTTTTCAAACTTTACAGCGGTCTCCAGCAGCGGATGAGATGTATTAATCACCACCTTACTTGCGGTTTTCCTTAACTCATTCCGCACGTCAATCTTAACACCCTCAGCAACCAACTTATCTACGGAGGTTTGCATAACGGACTCTGCGAACTTTTCAGATTCCGTTACGCTGCCTACTGCCTGAGAGATCTGAAGAATACTGTGGTCGTCATTAAGGCAGGCTTGTTTAACCAAGGAGTAAAACTTCTCCCCTACTGAGTGAAGTTCCGGAAGAAGTAAATCAGCTCCATGCCGCGCTAGTTGTTCTGCAGATGCGGCCTTCTCCAGCTTAACTTCCTCATCTCGAGTGGGATTAAGTTTGGGGTAGTCCTCTTTTTCGTCATCTTCAAGAATACCGAAGGCAGACTTCAGGTCTATGTCACTTGGAGCACGCTCTCCTGGAGGATCGTTTAGGTAGTCCGAGGGGATCTCACTAACCTTCCTAGGCTCCTCGCTCATTCCCTCGAGGACCTTTGAAGCGTCTGCAGGCTCAAACTGAGTTTCTCGATCCCCAGTGCCTTGAGTAAAGAGAGTGCTCCAAGTGGCTTGGTTAGCAATCTCAGATACTCGATGAATCTGATCCTTATTAAGTTTCTCGGTGGACACTACCTTACTGACTGCGTCGGTGAGGGTATCGGCCTCTTTACTAGTGTAAAGGCCGGCTGCTCTTTTTGCTAAGAGCTGCAGATGGTCAGAGGATTCTCTCTTACTGAGAGATCCTGCAAGCTTTTCAAGTAAGTCATTCATAGTATTTCCAAATGTACCGAGTAGGGAGGCATTTCGTCAATGATGTAAATAAACCGCTCAACGTGTTATTGTGTCAAAATGGAAGGCTTTTACACTAAAAGAGAAACTGCAAACTTGTTGGGGGTATCTGACCGACAGGTGACTAACTACCTAAATCAAGGGAAACTAAGAAAGGTATATCACGAAAGACGGGCATGGATACCTCAAGAAGATGTGCATTCCCTATACGAAAACGCAAAAAAGAGTTTAGTCCCCCGAAGAGAAGAGCTAACAGAGCTTGAAAAAAGACTTAACCGTATCGAGAGTACCGTAGAAGTCCTTAAACTTGGTATGGGCTTTGGCGCAAAGAAGCAACCCTTATCAGAATCAGATCTCCTGCTACTAAGGTCGGAGATACTCAGTGACTTGTCTAACCCGGGCTGGAATATAGGGCGCATGTCTGAGATAGCGGACACTATGATGTCTCTAAGGGAAGAAGACCTACAGACTTTATGCGCCCTAAAAGGTTCTGCCGCATGGACGCCCCTTTTTGACCTAACTAACCGCATGATCAACTATATAGAAACACATGAGTCTTTCCCCGAGTGCGGCTTGGGTACTTTAAGAGGCAGGTTGCTACAATCTAAGGACCGCCTCTTGGGACTAATACAAGTTTCGTCCAAAATAGATACCAGCCTACAGAGAAAAACGGCTGAAGAGATGAGGGCTTCCCTAGAAGTTATGCCCAACCAAATAGATACATTTGTGTCTAGGTATATTTCTCGAAAGTTGGCCTAGAAAGCCTAAAAAGTGAAAATAGGGGATATTTTCTCTCATAAGGATTTTGGTAGCAGGAAGTTCATTCTGAACTCCTGGACTACTGAACGTCAACGTAGACAAACCTTAGGAGGTGCAAATGTCTGCAAACCCACAAGTCCTTAATCGTGTCCCATTTAGCGCCAAGCCAGCTGGCAAAGGCAAGAGCGAAACGGCAAACCGTCGTCGAGAGCTTGCAGCCTGCATCGAGCAGATTGAGAACGCACCAGAATCTGACTTTGAGTTCAGCGATACTGATGTGTTCGGCAAAGCCTTTCTCGAACAGTCTGAGCGCATGACCCAAGCCCTTGAAGACTCAAGGGATGTACTCGCTGCTATGCAGAAAGGCGCTATCGAGAAAGGTGCGGCAATGGCACGTTTGTTCGAGAATGGTCTCATCATGGACAAGAAGACCGGAGTTATCCGGCTTGCCGATGGTAATGGCAAAAGTGCCAAGGCTGACCTGACCAACGGCGGTGACAAGAAGATCACCAGTGCGGATATCCAAACGGGTCTCCGCGAAGCTGGCATGCAGGCATTTGCTGATGAGCTTGCCTACCAGGACCAGCTGATCCACTGGAACATCTTGCGTCACAAGAAGACCATGTACCTGGCCGCCGGCATCGCTATCGGCGTCGTCGCTACTGCGTACGGTCCTCGACTCGTCGCAAAGATCCGCGGAGTTGATACCGATGCGGATGGTGATGTCGAGTACCTGAGAGAAGCAAACGGGTAGTAACGGACAGTAGAGTACCCGAGTTCCCTTGTGGAGCTCGGGTACTCTTACCCCTTAGAGACTACATTATTTTCGCTTACCTGTGCCTGGTACGTGAAGGTCCGGCCTGCGATGATCGAACTGGCTTACTAATAGCGCGTAGCACATCGTATGCAGAAAATCGTCGGGAGTACCTCTAGGGTGGTCAAATACCAACTCCCTACGAATTTCAGAATACTCAGAATACACAGATAGGATGTCATTAAGAAACGGCTCAGATAAGTCCCACTTAGGCCACAGCACTCCTCCGCTCTTGGGGCCTTTCTTTATGATGCTGAATACGTCTTGGAGTACCCGAGTACGGTGAGTAGTAAACTTACCTCCGAGTTTGTCCCACTTTACTTTTTCGCGCTGCTTACCGGCATGTTGGTAAAGTATTACTTTCTCGGCACCAAAAGCTTTCTTAAGCTGCGCATTAGTGTAGAACCCAAAACCCCAGTCAGCTCCAATACGACTGACATTAAATAAGCGGCATATCTTTACGATATCCCTCCAACCATAGTCAGGATCAGACTCCGAACCTTCGTACCTTTTGGCGTACAGTAGTCTAAATCTTCCGGAAGAATCGTAGTCCCATATAGACAAGATTGTGTAGGAAGCATCACCGGTACCCCAGTCTATTCCTGCCCACGTTTTCTTCTGCTGAATCGGCTTGCCCACCTCGTTTGGCATAATGAAAGAAGTCTCTGAATCACAACATCTACGAACTTCCTCTAGAGTTACTGGCTTAGTTCCTGAGTCATAGGATCTGGCCATTACCTCATTAAGAAACTTAGGTCTTGGGTACCTCTTTTGCTTTTCAAGAAGGCCTTTCCAGTGCCTCTTAAATACCTTGGGGTGGTCGTAGTATGCATAAGGAACAATGGGCTGAGGTAGCCTAAAACCCTCCCAAGGGTTTTCTTTACGGCCCATCCGTACCCACTGTGCCTTACCGTCTGCAGGGTTAATGGGCTTTCTGCACTGCTTACATACCAAGCCAGTAGGGCCGATATTTTCTTCCTCTATAGCATTCCAGTAGTTGCAAGAATCGCACTTAGTTAGCCACTCGTTCTGACTCGAGAACCGGGACCAGTAAAACTCTAAAGGGTTATCAAAAGTCTTGGGGGTTCCTGCATAAATGGAGACCGGGCCTTCTGGCTGTTCACAGTGGAATAAGGTCTCCTCAATAACGGGTAGACTGTCAGTAAAGATATCCTGAAGCTCGTCTATAGCCAGTACGTCAGAAGCAACACCGCGGACACGGTCAGCACTTCTATATACAGACCTAAGAATAATCTTAGACTGATTTAGCCAGCGCTTAGTTTGTACGTTTTGGGTCTCCTTGCCGCCCCGTATCTCGCTACCTGTAAGCCTTTGAAGTGTTGGGCTATCCGCTATGATTGCCCGCAAACGCTCATCCGAAAACTCCAACATCTGCTGGTTAGATGCAGTTACGTATAGAAGGCGTAAGTAGGAGTTTAGGTTTGCCAACGAGATAAGAGTATTTCCGATGGTAGTGCTTTTTTCGCACTGACGTCCGAAGATAAGAAGCATCTTGCGGCGCATTTCTCCATCAGGGTCCACTGTTACGGGAGCGTTGTATACTCTCCTAAGCCAAGGCCTTCTAGCTAAAGTGATAGGTACGCCTTTATGCCTAACGGCAAACTCAGTAAACTCGTAGGGAGTGAACTCCATCAGAGAAGGATTTAACGGAACAGCCATGGACATAGATCTTCAGCCTCTATTTACTACTCTATCTAAAATCAGTACGGATCGCGTTGTTGCCGCCGGACATATCACTAAGGAGGGCGATATAACAAAAGTACAGATACCTGTTCGAAATATCAATTCCGGAGATAAAACAGATAGCGTACTGCGTCGATTCACCAAAGACTGGCTCAGAAGAAATATCGAAGGGGCCGTAGGCATAGATGCCCGATTTGAGAAGCTACCACCAGGTACTTGTTTCTTCCAAGAAGACTCAGAGATACCTGTGGTAGCTGCCCTCACCATTACCTGGTGGCCCAAGAAGCCCGAGCCAGAGCTCGAGCAACTAAAGAGGCAGCAGAAAGAATGGAAAGGGAATAGGCCCCAGTCCGATTAGGCATCTATGAAGTTAGGATCTGCTTCATAGATCAAGACCCAACTATTAGAGCTGCTCTCAAAAGAGATGTTTACTATGTCTGTAGTAGTGATCTTGCCTCGACAGATTCGGTAAGCCGCGCCTATATCCGCAGTGAAACTATCTGCCAGACTAACCTTAGTCTCGCTATCTCTAGTAGCAACCGTCGACTCTAAAGATACGTTAGCGCCGCTGTTTAGTCCCGAAACATACACAACATCGCCTACCGCTACTTCAGCGGTTTCGAAGGTGGCCGCTGTATCAATAAGTTCATTGGTAGCGGAAAACGCAGTGGTAACTGTACCTTGGGCAACTAGCTCGCCTCGAAGAAACTTCGCTAACTTTGCGGAAGATGAAAAAGTTCTGATTGTGATCATTGAAGTGACCTCTCAATAATGCTGTCAAGCTCTTCGAATACTTTGGATCTGAGAAACTTATCAGACATTGGGTTATCTGCCCAACCCACAACACGCACATAATACGTAGGTACGGGCTCCCCTGCATCTTCCGGCTTTGCGTTAAACCGCATAAATGCGGCGGCCGTATCTCTGTCTGTGTACTCCGCGTATACCGTAGCGGTTAACGGCAGCACGGTTTTGTACGCGTCTTCTAGCTTTTTAGCAAAGCCTAAAGGAAAGTCTTTTTCACCTCGCTTAGGCCAGAAGTGGTAAACGATATCTCCAGAAATATCTGCGTACTCTACGTCGTAATATTTTAGGTTCTTCTCTACAAACTTAGGCCCCTCAGGAAGGGGTGCCGGAGCCTGTTCTGATCTGTCGGACATTGGTTGCCTCACTGAATTCTGCATCTATTATTTCTCCTCTTATCTCGTCAAAAGACGGAATACTTTCTTGCTCGACCATACGGAGTTTGAAGGCCGATGCCTGTTCTCTAACTATATCAAGAGCGGACACAGTCTCCTCTCTGTGAAGCTCATCTCTCGCACTAATAGCATCCATAGCCTGTCTAGTGAGAGCTGCAATTCCCATAAGGGAACTACCGTTCATGGCGTTATGACCATTTCTTCTTGCCATCTCGACCTGCTGGTTAGCTAGAGCGATAATGTTATCGTAAAACTGCTCGGACTCTATCCTTTGACGAAGGCCAAGACGTCCGTAGGTCGTTGCTAAATCTCCCTGTATAGCAGGTAGCAGTTCTTCCCTTTCTTGGTTCGTGGCTAGAAAGGAGAATATGCCTTCATAAGACATACTACCTAGGTCCCAGAAGTATCTACTGTAGATCTCTAAACCTTCGATAGATGGTATCGCTGCTTCTGGGTACTTAAGGCGGAGCTCATCCCTAGCCTCGCTCTCGCTTTTATGCATAGTCATTAAGGCTTCAAAATCTTTACGCACATTAGAGCGTCTCAACAGATCAAGAGCCTCCTGCACCGGTGCGGTCTTTCTCCACAAAGGTAAAACACCCTTATTTCTAAGCCATCGGTACAACGCTGCATCAGTATTTGAGACAGTAGCCTTCCAAGTTTTTGGTAATGGTCCTAGCTCGGTAGCAATCTCTTTAAGGTCTTCTTCGCTGGGAGGAAGTATTCCTTTATCCGTACACTCCGCCATTACCTCAAAAGGCGAAAGCCTTTTAGATAGTAAGTAAACAAGGTACTGGCGGTGAGGATACTCCACTATACAACGGCCTTAACGGGAGAACCCCACACGGGTATGTTCCCTTTCTTAAGTAAACTCTTTAGATTTTTCTTACTGACTTTACCGCCCACAACCGGAGCTTGCGCTCCCCCAGGCTCAGTTTTCGGCTGAGAGATACCAGCAGCTACTTGCCCCTTACGGCGACCTCTTGCTCCAGATACCGAAAGATTGGCTGCATACTTTACCAACTCATCAGCAAATGTATCGGCCCGCACTTTCATTGAGTTCTCGCCTGTATAGCCTCTAAGCCGTGAATGACAGACTGAACCTGAGTCATAGCGTTCTTAGCGGCGGACTCTTTAACGTCCTCCATACCGAGCCTACTAGCTACAAGCAGCTCCGCCAGTTTGGAAGCCACCTTCTCTAGCTCAGGAATGTAGTCTACGTATACTCCCACGTTCTCTGGAGTAATAAATCGTAAGGATAAGATCGCGTCTGCAGTTTCTTTGTCTACAATTACTGAGGCCTCTTTAGTCAGGTCTACCTTAAGGTGAGATACATCAACTAAAGAACTCTTTGCTACCTTCTCAAGAGTATCTAAGGACACTACCTTTCGGGTTCTGGGGATACGGACCTTGCCTCTGTCCGATGCTTTCTTCATAAAGACTTGAGCTTGACCGCCCGTTACTCCTAAAGCACCCAAGGCAAACTCTGCGTCCTTGCTATCCAACATCTCCCCACCGTATACGCTGTCTGCGTTCAGGCCTCTGAGAGAATATACTGAGCCGTCAGAGATCATCTCTACACTGTCCGAGCTGGCAGACTTAGTAAAAAAGTTCTCTGCTACTTCAGTAGATTGTGCGACTCCTACCTGCTTACCGTTTAGCGGCAAAAACCCATACTCTTGCGGGATAGCAATCTCGCTATCTCCGATAGAGGCTACCTTCCGTAGGCCAGGTAGTACTGTGACAGAGATGGGAGTTCCCCAAGTAAGTGACTTGCCTACGTACTGAGCAACTTTCTCATTCTCGTAGGACACCTCAACTCTATTAGTAATCTCTACGGGCTCTGTGGCATACGCCATAGGACCCTCTTGGTAGAAAAATACTCCAGCACCTCTAGGATCAGCTGTGGGAATACTTACGTCATTTCGGAATACCCCAGCTACCTTTTCCTGCACAGCGTGGCAGTCAGAGCCTGCGAATACCTGAGAGTCTATAGATCTCCCATCGAACGTAACCATATTGGGAACGACTACGCCGGTTACTTCTCTACCGCTCGCATATGTAGTGTAAACGCCTGCCCGTTCAGCTACTTGAGCCATCTTCTCTTTCGGAGCAGACGCAATAACTGGGTCAATGGTGAGGGTTATGTGCCCATCAGAGCTCAGCTTACTCATGGACTTCTCAGATAGTAGGTCCTGCGCCTCAAACCGAGTAATTCTACTCTCCATAGGGCTGTAGCCCTTATGCGTAGCAGACTTTACTATGTAGCCAATACCGTCCTCTACGAACTGAATAACTGTAGGAGCCGGCTGGTGGTCAGCTGATGCGGTTTTCTCGATACTTAGTAGATCAGAAAGGAGTAGTCTTAAGCTCTCATTCTCCACAAACGCATTACGGACAGTGTGGTCGTTACGGAGATCTTCCTTAAAAGACTCTACGTCTGCAGTATCAAAAGAGGCAGATGCCGCTTTCCAAAGAGACACGGAACTAGTCTTATGCATGGTGTTTTGCTGCCTAAGTCTTGCACCGGGAGGGTCTATTTGAGATGAGAGGTTCTGTGACCCAAACTGACCCGACGGCGCGGATCTCTCAAATACGCCAGGACGGAACAGCGTTTCATGTACGCTGCTCTCACTCTCGGGGTACATAGCGTCTTTATAGTTGTACACATCCAAAGGAGACATCTCGTTATCCCTAACAACTAGGGGGAACGAAATTAGTTGCTCAGACTTAGACGCCGCATGTTTTTGCATACGTGCTGGGTACACTAGCAGTTTACCTACGGCGTATCCTCGAGCTTCGTCCAAGCGATCAATGTCTACATCAGCTTCATATTTATGAAGATAAGGCAACTGCTTGTACGCCTCTTTGAGTATCTCTGTGGGCCAAGTAGTAGAATCTGATCCTAGCTTTACGGAGAATGCTACTTTCTCCATTTGGACAGACGCAGGCAAGAATAATGGTTCAGACATTAGGGACCTCTCGTAATATCTATATCGTATATCATGTAATAGTTATCGTGATAGTTTGTGTTGCAGATCCTGTCCACGCGGGGAATACAAACCCTTCAGGGGGAGGCGCTTCTCCGGCGCACTCGAGCTGCAAGGTATAGTACCCCGCTACATCCGGCACAAAAGAAACTCCCTTAGCCGAAACAATACCGCCACTACCGAAGGGCGGGTAGTCTTTAAGACCTTCACCAAAAACGGGGTCCCGATAAAGGTCGACAGACACTATGTCTGAGTCGGTAAGGGAGCTCCCTGACGGGACAGCGGTAAATGTCCACGTGTAAGTAACCTCAGTATTCTCATCTCCGCCGTCATAGGCCTCGCCGTAGACTAAATATTCACCCTCGTCGCCCCTACAGGCATCATCTCCTACAGCCCAGGTAGTAGGCACGCTAGGTTCAGTAATAGTTACGACCATTTCGTGAGCCGCTAAGGTGATCTGATCCTTAGCTTTATTACCGGTATTATCAGTAACAGTAAGCTCTAGGTCGTACTCACCTGCAGAGTCTAAAGTAAGCTCGGGCTTACCCGCAGTATTATTGGGACTAAATGATGTATCTGCAACCCCAGATGCCGAGGGCCTGGCTACTATATGCCAGTTGTAAGTGACCGACCCATCAGCGTCACTAGACGTGGTGCCGTCTAGTTTTGATGTTTCGCCCCTGTCGTAATGAACAACAAACCCTGATTCCGGTGAGCCGTACTCTGACCCCGGATCAGACGAGTCGGATTTAGCTATGGCTACGGGGTCTTCTCCACTCCAGCTAGAAGACATATCTTCCCAGTCTTCTCCGCCACCTTCTGTCATTAGAGTATTCCAGGTACTATCATCCAATGCGTCCTCTACTAGGCCCTCATTCCAAGCCTCACTTACCTCTGCAAACCTCTCACTGGCCGCCTCTTTAAGGGCGTCCCACTCTCCGCCCAATAAATTCCACAGTAGGGTGAAGTTATCCATACCGTCATCGGTGTTGATCAAGGCGACCGTGCCTAGTACTACCCCCTTTTCACCGTAATCGGGGCGGTCATCTGCCATGAGAGCTTGCTGTAAGCAGCCCACTATTCCGCCATTCCCAGAGAACACTTCATCGTCTGGCCCCCCACCTGAAAATGCCGGGGGCGGATCAGCTTGGGGTATGATGATAAAGTTGAACTGAGACAGCATGTCTATACAGTAGGCAAGAGTCTCGATGATCGTAGAGAGCTTCTCTATAATGGCCTGAAGCTCGCGGACTTTTTTAGCGATCTTCTCTACGAGTTTTTTGAGCGCGTCACTAGCAGGAAACTTCAGTGAGTTTAGGAGATCTCTAAGAGCCTCCATAAGCTCTACTAAAGGGGGCCCGAACAGTCTGGCTATAGGTATGCTTCTCCAAATAGGCATGGAGTCTACCAGCCTAGTCAAACTCAGTCTTTCGCCGTCTTTACCCTTAAGGGGGTTTAAGGGCCCAAGCTCGTTCTCCATGCCTTCCCAAATGGCATCCATGGCGTTCTGGCCCTGAGTTACTCCGGTGTTCCTACACCACCTACTCATAAATGCAGAGCCCAGTCTTTTCATATGAGGCGGATTGGCTTCTTCGTAGGACGCGAGTTTCCACTTAATGGTCTTAAACTCACTGAAGTTATAAAACTTCTGTATTAGGGGCCAGAAGTCATCCATGCCTTCTATGGCAGGAGCTCCAATAACTCCCATAAATAGTCCGCAGTTACCATCTGAGTTTTGAACGGGTGCCCAAGGGTCTTGATTATTTACTATAGAAGCAGTGAGGCCCTGAACAAATCCACTAAGTCCGGTACCCTCAAAAGGTATATCTCCATCCTGGAAATTGGGCGCTCTGCCAGTTGATCGAGTAGGGTCAGGCTTAGCAGCTGCAGCAGTAATAGTGAACCCTTTATTTATCTCGAGGTTCGTATGGAAAGCTACGGCGCAATTATTGGATAGGATGTCCTCAATGAACGCTATCAGAGTATCGATAATAGCGTTTACAATCGCCTTTAGCGGGTTGTCGGGAAAGACAAGAAGGGGGGCAAGGATCTCCAACACGGTAGCAAACGCATCGAGAACAGCAGCTACCTGCTCTCCAACAGCAGCAATATCCCTCATAGGGTCAGTAAGGCCGCTGCAATCAGCGTCTAGTCTTGTCCATGCGTAATCAGCCATCTTCTTTCTTTCTCTGCATTTCCTCTTCTAGCTTACGAATTTCAGCCAATACTTCTGCGTTCTCCAATACCTTAAACATCTGAGCCGCTAGCTCGCTTTGGTGCTGCCTAGCAGCCACCTGCAACTCCTCTAGCTGGGTCTTCATTTCTCCCAACCTGCTAGCTAAGCCAGGGGCCCCCTTTCTCCACTTATTAAACTCACTCATTTTAAAAACCCTCCTCCCGTAGCGCTAAAGGGGGAGGTACTTGCTCCGCCTGTGTACGGTATAGTTGCAGTCGCTGAAGCCGCTATAGTAGCAAATGCTACGCCCAGACTTGTGGATATGCGTAACATCTGGGGAGTAGTGCCAGCCTTAGAATCTAGCGGAGAAAACACATTTACTCCCACGCTAGACGTCAAAAGCGCAGCATTTATGGCTGCTGTAAACGCGCCGGCCATGCCAGCAAAATGCGTGTTAGATGCGGGACTCGCTACGCCTGTTCCTACGCCACCGCCAGGTAAGGGTAGCCCAGTTAGCATTGCTGTCGAAATAGTGGCATTAGCTATGCCTTGAGTAAGTAAGTAGGCAAGGGACGCACTTTGAGGACCTGCCCAGCCCATACTGCTCTGAAATGCCGTCATGGCTGCAGGAGCTGTTGGGAAAGCTACAGGCACAGGAGTAGGCTGAGCTGTTCCGCCAGCCACCCCTACGTAGAAATCTTTTATAGGGGTAGTAGACATTACGTTAAACCACCCCGTAGCTGCAGCTGTAATAATTTCTAGCAACGGGTTGTGTGTTGGTATACCGGCTACAGCATTAACTCGAACAGCGGTAGCAGCTGTAGGTATCATCGCGGTTGCCTCTGCCCAGACAGCGCCTACTAAACCTGGAGCAGCAAAAGGCATTATGCAATTTCCACCTTTTCGGCATACGTACTCGTAGTAGCGCTTACCACAACTGCCCCAGGGGTTGGGGCAGGGGCCACTACACCGACAATTGGGCTGCCCATTATGGGC